GATATTGATATCACGGATGCAGCTGGTGCTCGAGTCGACTTGACTAATTATACAGCAAATTCTCAGATAAGAAAACACTTTTCTTCATCTTCTGCTACTGCTACGTTCACCTGTACAACAGGTGGCTCTAACGGAACAGTAACGATGGTTTTGGATTATGCTAACACAGCGGGAATAACAGACGGTAGATATGTGTATGATTTAAGTTTAAATAACACATCTGCTAATACCAAATTGAGAGCTGTAGAGGGAATCGTAACAGTAACACCAAGAGTGACTCAATGAGTACTTTCAGATCTGGAACACAAATACTTTCCAATACACTCAACACATTATCTATATATGGTAATCCTATAACAGGAACAGCAAATAGACTAGAAGCGTGTGAGGACGTAGTCGAATCAAATAAGGCAAACGGGACGATTTTAGTGTATAATTCTGCCCTTAATAAATATGTGTTATCAGCAGATAGTATGGATGGTGGTACTTTTTAATGGGATTTGGTATTACCATAAGTAGTAATACAACAGTTACACCACTGTATGCAAACGGAGCTGTGTTGGCTAATGTTGATGCCGGGACAATACATTTGGCTAATGCTACTTCAAAGATGTCACTAGCAATAAGTAGTAATACAGCAATTACGCCATTATATGCAAACGGAGCTCCTTTGGCTAATGTTGAAGCCGGTACAATACATTTAGCTAATGCCGCTTCAAAAATATCATTAACAATGCCAACAAAAGTAGTTAGAAGAGTTAATGATTTTGATGATATCAACACAGACAGTATTGCTGATGGTCAGATAATTAGATACGTATCTGCTAACGATACTTATATTGCTAGTAGTAGGTCAATCGGAGGAAATTTCTAGTGGCAATCCAATTAATGCATAGTGCTAACACAGCAATACCAACTTCGTTGGCTAATGGTGAGCCTGCCTATGCAACAAACGGCGAAATATTTTTCATTGGTTCTAATAATGTTGTTCTTGCAATTGGAGGAAAAAGAACTCCAGGAACACTAACAGCCAACCAAGCTATAGTAATAGATGCAAATAGCTTCATCGATGAAATTAAATCTGGAGGGTTAACTCTTACTACTTCAGGAACAGCTAACACAAAAATTGTAGGGTTGTCTGCTAATATAGATTCGGTAGCCAACTCGTCAACTATAGCAACAACCACCGCTGTAAAGAATTACGTAGATGAGAATGCAGTAACAGGTGGATCAACACAACTTAATGGTTTGTCTGATGTGACTATTACAGATAGACAAGCAAGTGATTTTATGATGGCTTCTAACACAACTCATGTTAGGAACGTCACCGTTGCAGGAGGAGTAAGTGCTAGCGCAAACAATACAGTAGTTACTTTCAATTGTATTAATTCGTCTGCTAATTTTTTGGCAGGATCGAACTTACAATTCACTACAGCGCTAAAGGATGGAAGTGGAAATAGATTTCAAGTTTTATACGCCAATGGCGACTCAGCCTGGGGATAGGAAATGGCAGTACCTACTACAAAAGCAGCATTCAAAGAATTGTGTCTCAGAAGACTTGGTAAACCAGTCATAGAGATTAATGTCGACGACGATCAGATAGACGATCGTGTTGATCAAGCACTTTCTTATTACCAAGACTATCATTTTGATGGTACACAAAAGACTTTTTTGAAACACGTTGTAACAGCAGATGACAAAACTAATAAGTATATCCCAATTACTAATGGTAATATCATTGGTATTGTTGATATTTTTGACATTGGGGATACCACAAGCACAAACAATCTTTTCAATATTCGATATCAAATTGCTTTAAATGATTTATATGATCTGTCGAGATATGATCTCGTTCCTTTCTATATGAATTTTATGAATATTCGAATGATCGAGGAAATTTTGGTCGGTAAGCAACCGTTGAGATATAATAGACATGTCAACAGACTTCACATTGATATGGATTGGGATAAGATCAATGCAGGTGATTATATAGTTGCTCATGTTTATGAAAAGCTTGATGGAGATACGTACACAGATCTATGGAGTGATAGGTGGTTAACTGAGTATGCTACATGTTTAATTAAGTATCAATGGGGTTCAAACCTGAGTAAATTTACAGGAATGCAACTACCAGGAGGAGTTCAATTTAACGGATCTGATATATTATCTCAGGCTCAAATGGAAAAAGATAAGTTAGAGCAAGAGATGATAAGCGCTTACTCACTTCCAGTACATGATATGACAGGGTAGTAATGGCACAAACAACAACAAGCACATATTTTAATAAGTTTGCCCACGCGGGTGAGCAAGGCTTAATTGCCGATTTGGTGATCGAATCTATATCAATGTATGGTATAGATGTTGGATATATGTGCAAGAAGTATACTTCAGAAGGATATGATCAGTTATATACTGAGGAAGATCTTGCTGTATTTGATAATGTAACAGATGTTGCAATGTACATAAGAAACGTTGATGGGTTCGAAGGAGAAGGTGACTTCTTGTCCAAATTTGGATTAGAAATTAGAGACTCTATGACATTGTCGGTTGCAAGGCGGTCTTTTGAGACTGAAGTTGAAGGTACACAAAACATCTCAAGACCAAGAGAAGGTGATTTAATTTTCTTCCCCTTGACTGAAAAACTATATTCGATTGTGTTCACAGAGCACGAACCTGTATTTTATCAAATGGGCGCAATACAATTCTATGATATCAAAGTAGAGTTGTTTGAGTATTCAAACGAAAGGTTTAATACTGGTATAGACGTAATTGATGAAGTTCAATCTAAGCATTCTCTTGATGTTCTAGAAGAAGTTCAACTATTGGGTGAAGATGGTATTACACCGGTGTTCACAGAAGATGGTTACAGACTTGTTACTGAAGAAGAAGATTCTGAAGACGCTAGCTCAACACCATCTCGAGACTTTGATACAATTACAGACAGTGAAAACGTATTCTTCGAAGGCGAAGCGGATGCAATTGTCGACTTTAGTGATACCGATCCATTTAGTGAAGGCGGCCGTTTCTGATGTTTGGTCATAATTTTTACCACTCCACTTTACGTAAATATGTAATCATATTTGGTACACTGTTCAACGAAATCAAGATCTATAGAACAGACAATCAAGGAAATAGAGTACAAGATATAAAGGTGCCATTAACATATGGCCCTCGCGATAAAACTATTGCAAGATTGGAACAAGATCCGGATCTAGATAGAGAAGTTGCAATAACCCTTCCGCGAATGTCTTTTGAAATGATTGGTATGTCGTATGCAACAGAAAGAAAACTAAACACTGTACGTAGAAACGTCGCTGTACATGACACAAACAACAAATCTAATTACAAAACTATGTACAACCCCGTTCCTTATGATATTACTTTTGAGTTGAATATATTTACAAAATATGCAGAAGATTCTACAAAAATCCTTGAACAGATCATGCCGTTTTTCACACCAGAGTTTACTGTTACAGCAACGCTGTTATCAGAAATGAATTGGACTGTTGACATACCAATTGTGCTTGAAGCTGTTTCAATACAAGATACGTATGAAGCAGATTTTCAACAGAGGCGCGCTTTAATACACACTCTTACGTTTACTGTAAAGGGTCAACTGTTCGGCCCAGTCAGTAAAACAGGAATTATCAAAACTGCTAATTTAAACTTCTATGTTGATACATCGAACCCAATTGCTAATTCACATCCGGCTAATACAGTAATTGCCAGTATTAGCACATCGTCTAATGTCCTCCATCAACGAACAACAATTACACCTGGACTGTTGGCTAATGGTTCTCCAACAACAAATGCTTCTTTGACTGTTAATACTAGCAGCATTCAAGCAAACGATAATTATGGATATATAACAAACTTTGAGGAGTTCTTCAGTGGCGACGCAAACACAAGTACTGGATAATAAATATAATGCTCATCCGGATCCTATTGCTAATGCATTAGATCTCACTCCTAATACTGCGCCATTAGTGGTGACTAAGGATCCGCGAATTATTGAAACTGTTTCAGAATCTGATCAAACAACAGAGAATGATGTTAAATATGCTAGAGAGAATCTATACCACTTAGCTGAAAAAGGTAAAGATGCATTAGAAGAATTAATGGAGCTAGCAGCTCAATCTCAACATCCTCGAGCATATGAAGTTGTTGGCCAACTTATTAAAACTCTTACAGATACAAACGAACGAATAGTAGATATACAGCAGAAAGCAAAGAACATCTTATCCGATCCGAAAGGCCCAGACAAGGTTACTAATAATCTGTTCGTTGGTAATACCAGTGAGCTTACTAAGCTAT